AGAAGTAGCTGCTGCCTCTGCTGCTGAGAAGGTGATAGAGCGAGCTTCTGCTTCTTCGCTGATAGAGCCCTGATACTCAAAGAGGCGCTGTCCTGCGACACGCTTCTTCTTCCAGTTGCGCTCCGCCAGAGCTTCGTTGATAGCGTTGTTGCTGTTAACGGTGATGTGGTAGTCGTCCTTGAGAGACTTACGGATAGCCGCAAGAGAGATGTGGATGACACCACGCCCGACGAGGTTTTCCAGGATGTCATAGACAGACTCAGTAACCGCGTTCTGGTTGGTATAGCTCATGTTCTTAGTGTTAAGCATCACGAGCTCGTCGCTGGTGAGGTTCCACTTCTCAACGATAGTACCGCAGTAGTTAGTGGTGAAAGCCTGGCGCTCGGCAGGGATGTGCTGCCCAAGGACAACGCGCTGATAAGCCTCTGCGTAAAGCTGAGGGACGAGTGCGATGAGAGCAGGCATATCCCAGAGGTGCTTACTGCTGGTAGGAATACGGCGATAGTCGTTGTAGAAGTCGATCATCTGGAAGCGACGGTTGCCGGTTGGGTCATTGAGAGGCTTAAACTTGTTGGTGGTACCGACAAGGTAAGTGTTCTTCTCCATGCGAGTCTGAAGGCGCCCGTAAGCTAAACGACCCTCAAGCACCTCTTGGGTGATGAAGTTCTTGATGAGGTCAGCTTCCTTCTTACTGAAAGCAGCGAGCTCTGGTATCTCAACACAGGTCTTACCGCGAAGAGCCAGGATCATGTCGCCAGCACCTTTGTTAAGGAGGTTGCGATCACCAAGCTCGCCATAGTAGCGGTGGCCGATGTAGTTGGTAGCAGCAAGCACCTGAGCCAGAGTAGACTTACCGAAGTTCTGAGGGCCACGCATGAGCGCCATGTGCTGTGTAGCGACAGGACGGCTCTTAATCGCGAAGATATTACGGACCATAGCGTTGATCCAGTTGCGACCTACAAACTCGTAGTAAGCGAAAAGCTCAGTCTCTGCGCGGGAGATGCCCATGAAGTCGCAGAGCCAAGCAGCATCGCCATCGAGACGACGCTTACCGTCCCACTGGATAGACTCGACCCAAGCCTTTACATCATCGTAGCACTGCATCCCAGCGACCATCTCGACAGCGCCCAAGATGTCGTCCTTAGAGATAGACTTAGAGTAGAAAGTCTCGATGACCATCTTGATGTAGAGAAGGTGCTTGTCGTTGAGGGTAAACCAAGAGTTGACCTTAGCAGCCTCAGCGATAGCAGCGTTGCCGGGCTGGTGCGCCTGGTGGATGGCTGCTGAAACCTCGATCTCCTCTGTTCTTGTGTTTAGACGGATACCGTCTTTGGTGCGCGGATCGAGCTGTAGCAGGATTTGGAAGTTGTGTGAGATGGCGAGCAAGGCGCCTTTCTCACTCATGCGAAGCTGGCTCTGGAGGCTACCCTCATAGACCCACAGACCGATGAGCTTGCCTTCAGTCTCATGGACATGGCGATCATCAGCGTCCAGGTACTTATCAACGTCGCAGATGAAGAGGAGGCTGCCTTCGTCGGTCATACGACCTATGCAGTTAATAGAGCCGTTGCTGAGCCAGTCGAGACGAACCTTGATCTTATCGCCTTTATCATCGAAGACGATGCCCTGGTCCTTGAGGTCTTCCCACTGCTGCTTGAGCTCCTCTACGGTGAGGGTGATCTCTCTGCCGTTAGACTCATAAGTAACAGTCTCATCTTGGCTCAGACGAGCAGGGAGACGCTTAACACGCTTATCGAAGGCCTTACCCTGGACATCTTTGACTGCCTGGCGAGCAGCACTCTTAGTGCTACGACGGGGCTCCTCTTTAACGACATCAAACTCTACGAGCTTCAGTGAGCGGTCAGCATCACACTTGTCAGTCCAGATAGCGACGACCTGCTTCTTAGAGCTGCTGCACTTGCTGTTAACGCTACCGACAGCGCGAGTAACACGGAGCCCGACATCACTGCACTGCTTGTCGAAGGTGATGCCGTTGTTGCGGTTAGCGATATAAGCGATGATACGCTTGTAAGCGTTCTGGAAGTCGATGCGGTTGCAATCAACAAGGGGTCCAACGCCAGCAGCCTCAGCACCGATCTCAGTCCAGCCTTCTGCTGAAGAGATGAAGTAGTGCATGTGGAAGCCGGTACCGCTGTAAGTGATGAGGTTGGGCTTACCGATGAGGCCGATGAGCTGGTCAGCGAAAGTCTCTGCGGTCGCCTCGATCATAGAGATAAGGTCGTCTGCGCTGAGGTGCGTGAGCCACGCCTTGATGACATCTTTCCAGTTCTTGTCGCGAGCGCCAAACTCAACGTCAGCGAGCTGGATTTGCTTACCGCTAGAAGTCTTGAAGACCTGGGTGATGCCACGCTGATTGAAGAAGTCCATAGCGCGAGAGAAGTCATCCTCACTGCAAAGGACATCGTTAAGGTCCATGTCGAAGAAGGCGCTCTGTGCCTTGAAGCAGCTCTTATCGGTCTGATCTGCGACAGGGTTAGGGAAGAGGCCAGTTGACATATAAGTATCGGAATAACCAACACCAGTGTCGATGTGATGCTGTTGGATCGTGCGCGAGCCGAAGTGTGCCTTGTCTTTAAGAGCCTCGGGGATCGCTGGCATGATAGAGGGTTGTGTGCGTTGTAGCTGGTTAGCCATGTTCTTTCGCTTTCCGCATCTCTTCTGGATGCTTGGGAATGAGTCAAAGGTTTACAATAGAAGTATAATACCAAAATCGGTAAAAGCAAGTGCAGGTCTAAAATATTTTCCTAGACACGCGCTAAGTAGGCGTAATTGCTAGGTTTATATTTTTAAGACTTATCTGCCTTGGCCTCAATATAAGATGATACCGCTTGCTCCACGAGCTCTGCGGTTCTGCTGTTTGCCCAGATGGGATAGCCGAAGTCGGCGCCCGCCTCGACAAAGACCTCTTTATAAGCAGCCTCTACGGTTTCGATCTGTGTGATCTGGTCCATAGCGCCATCGCTAATAAGCTCCACAATCTGCTCCAGTGGGTTGGTGAGCATGTTGCACAGCAGGTTTAGCATCGGGGTGCTGTATATTAGAGCGATGTGGTTCTTTGTCAACGTGAGCCCTGTGTCTATCACGTTAAGCATAGACAGGGGGAAGCCTGTAATGCGCATCGTGGCCAGGTCTAAGAGGTGTTGCGAAGCGCAGTAAGACGACTCAACGTCCCATCCGACGACATCTCTATATACACGAGGTATCTCTACTCTGACCATCGAGAGTAGTTGGACGAAGGGCGCGAGCCTGGCAGCGCTGTAGCTGTATATGTCTTGCAGCTCTTCTAGGGCAGCCATCTTGACCTTGACGAGCTCGTCGCCTGGGTTGGCCACCGGATAGGCGTAGACATAATCAAAGTCAGGTCTAAAGGGTTCTAGGTTGTCTAGCATCTTAGCTCCTCAGCTCCAGTGCCACTTGGCTTCTGAAACTTTTCTAATTTTGAATGTATTGTTGCATCAACTCCTCTCACTTTACAACAATATATACTCCGCTGGAAATGTTATTTTTAGGTCAAATGGTCAAACGGGGTAAAAACCCATGCGTTATCAAGGCTTTAGACGCGACCACTTGATGACCACTTGACCACCAAAAGGTGCTAGATTAGGCCATGTGGCCACTAACAATGAAGCTATCTTCTTAGTGTGCGACCACTAACCATTAGCCACTAACACCCTAGTGGTCGGACACTAAGGCAGTAGCAGCTACCTGTTAGTGATCGCACACTAGGGTTCTAGCTTATTTCTTAGTGGTCAGTAGTCTATCGGTGCATCAATAAGTTTGTACCAGGACCGTAGATATGTTAAGATATAAATATCTTAAACCCCTTATTAAGCGAGAAGCAAATGAATGAGATACAAATCCACGCCACAGTCCTAGCCTTAGAGGTGATGAAGGAGCTGATGCGTGATGTCCCTGATGTATATGCGGATATTGAGCTGACAGCTCTTAAGCATATCTTTAACGCTGGAATGAAACGCAACCTCTCGGTGTCCGAGCTCGCCAGGCTGCTCCGCTGCACAGAGCAAGAGGCCTGCGATAAGATGGCCGCTGTCCGTTGGAGGTTAGATAATGAAAGCTAAGCCTTCAGAATTAACCCATGTGTCGGCCTCTTCTATTGGCCTGTTCCAACGCTGTCCTAAGCGCTGGTATTACAGCTACCTGCTTGGCATTAAAGGCAAGACCACTGATGCGATGACCCGAGGGTCTAAAGTCCATGAGCAGCTTGAGAAGTATCTTAAGGACGGGACTAAGCCAGACGAGAATACAACCGCTGGGCTCATCGCCTCTAAAGGCCTCGATCTAATCCCAGAGCCGAGCGAAGATAACAAGATCGAGCTTAGTCTGGCCGAGTTTCCTGTACCTGGGCTCCCCATCCCCTTCAAAGGCTTCATCGACTATCTGGTTACTGATGCTGAAGATGGCATCATCGAGGTCGGAGATCACAAGACTACTTCTGCTTGGAAGTGGGCAAAGACAGAGGAGGAGCTCGCGGAGAATACCCAGCTCATCATCTACGCTAGACATGTACTAGAGCATAACCCCGATGCACTGCTTATCAGGCTGACCCACGTCTATTATCTAACGCGCCCGCCTCACGGGTCGAAGAAGGTAAGTGTTGTGGTTAGCCGCAGCCATGTGTATCACGAGTTTAATCTTATCCTTAAAGTAGTCCAGGAGATGCTCGACACCGCAGAGCAGACTCTTGACCACGCCCCAAAGAACAACAAAGACTGCTTCGCTTACGGCAAGCGCTGCACCCAGTATGACGAGTGCTGGCACACAATCACAAGAACGGAGACACTACCCATGAGTAATAAGCAAGAAGATGTCCTGGCCTTCCTCAGAGGCGAGACGGAAGCTAAAGAAGAAGCACTTGTGCAGATCGACGAGCCGACCGGCGCAGTCTCACCAGTGGAGGGCCCAGTAACCGCGCCCACGCACTTCACCTGCGATGGTGTTGTCATCTACATCGGCTGCCGCCCTGTCAGCGGGTCTATTACACCGCTCTATGAGCAGCTGGAGTGGATGATCGAGGAAATCTGTAGATGCAACGGAGATGTACAGCATCTAAGCGACATTAAATACGGCAGAGGCTACGAGCTCCTGGCTCAGAAGTTTATGTCTGACGGCATCCCTAACGGCGAATACTACATGCCGTCTAACACCGTCCTATGCCACAAGCTCATGGACGCGATGGTGGCTAAGGCTGCTAAGGTCGTGATTGCAGGTTAAGTCCAGCTGTGATACACTGAAGCCATCCCCATAGACTAAGGATGGCTCAGTAAAATGAATGACCAACTAAAACACCTCTTCGATGATGATGATGTTGAGGTGGTAAGCGAGACTCAAGTCTCAGAAGCAGTGCGCATACAAAGACTACCGACCTATGAGTATGAGTCGGTAGATTTAACGTCGCAGTTTAAAACGCCCGAAGGGACGATGACGCTGCGCCCCTTGCAGAACAAGGCACTAAAGTCGTGCTTAGACGCGCAAGGAGGCGTGCTGCTCCTGGGTTGTGGTGTCGGTAAGACACTTATCTCGTTCTTATTGCCAGAAGTGATGAAGGCTAAGCGACCCTTATTACTCTTACCTGCATCTCTGGTCGAGAAGACCAAAGCAGAGTTTTTTAGCTATGAAGCTAACTTCAGGATTAAGCTACCTGAGATATTCAGCTATGAGCGTTTATCTAGGCGCACGGCGCAGCAGTATCTCACAAAACTAAAGCCTGACTTAATAATCGCTGATGAGGCGCACCACCTCAAGTCCATCGACAGCACCAGGACCGGGCGCCTGGGTAAGTACCTGGTTAATAATCCCAGCTGTAAGTTTGTAGTTATGAGCGGCACTCTATTTAATAAGAGTGTAGCCGACTTCGCGCACCTCGCTGACTGGGCTTTAGAAGAAGGCTCACCAGTCCCTAATAATCACCGCGACGTTGAGGTCTTCGATCTGGTGCTTACAGGCGAAGCTAACGGCTATCAGTACCAGCAGTTTAATCCCATGATGGAGTGGGGGAGCTCGCCTCGCGAGGCTGTCTTTAACAGACTCAACGCCACAAAGGGTGTCGTCCTTACTACTGATGAGGCCGTGCCTGCCTCTCTGCGTGTGATTAAGCTCAAAGGTGAAGTGCCAGAGGAGCTTCAGACCGCGATTAACAAGTGCTTCGAGTCTGGAGTTATGAGCGATGTACTTAAGGGCATGGACCTCGACTTCGATATAGACGCTGTTAACGCCAGCCAGCATCTGTGGGATGACACAGACCAGTTTGCACTAAGGGCCCTGGGGCAGATGCTCAGCGGCTGCCTCTATTACTGGGAGTGGCCCGATAGCACGCCTGATGATGAGTGGCTTCTAGCTCGTAAAGAGTGGAGGCGAGCAGTAAGGATCATCAGGGAGATGGACATAGAAAACTTCGACTCGCCGCATATTATAGAGACGGACTTCCAAAAACTCCCGCAAGATATTGTCGATGCGTTCGGAAAGTCGCGCAACAAATGGTTTGAAGTTAAGCACCGACCAGAGCCCCCGCGCAAGTCTGTCTGGGTGTCGGAGTATATGCTCGATTATGTCCAGGCCTGGGTCGATGAGCAGACAACGCCCTATATCATCTGGGTCGATGGCGTCCAGCTTGGTGATAAGTTAAGCGAGCGCTTAGGGATCACTTACTACGGCGCGGGCGCAACACTCCCTTCCACAGCAGAGCCCTGCATCATGTCTATAAGATCGCATGGAACAGGTAAAAACCTTCAAGCCTGGCATGTTAATCTTGTTGTAGGCGCTGTCGCTGACCCATCTATCTGGGAGCAGATGATCGCCAGAACACACCGCAACGGGCAAGAGGCTGATGAGGTCTTAGTCTATACCTTTAATCACTCTATCTTCGGGAGCAGCTTTGGACGAGCTTATAAACAGGCTAAGGTAGTGTCGGACACCACCGGACAGCCTCAAAGGATAGTCTACGCTGACTCCCTCTCAAGGAGGCTGTAATGCCAAAATCAAATAAACAGGACTTAGTTGGCCAGGAGGTATATCTGCCTTCTTCTGATGGCGAGCAGATTAAGATCGAAGTTAGCGACAGTGAGGTTGTGTCCAGCGGGCGCGACTTAGAGCTGGTGCTTACACATCAGAAGCTGCACGGTTTAGATGTCCCTAAACGAAAACAAGGGACCCTTAGCCCTATTGATAAGGAGCGCTGGCTTGTTGTTATAGAGACACTAATGCAGCGCGGGGTGAAGTCTATCCGCGAGCTCACAGACATTACTGGCCTCGGGACAAACAGAGCCGGAGAGTTCGTGAGAGAGGTGCGCGAGCGCTGGGCGAGCTCCTTAACTATGGGCCAAGTAAACTCCAGGCGCGAGCAGATATACTTGGAGGCTGAGCGGGTTAAGGATGAATGTTGGCGAGCGCTTCAACTTACCGATAACGAGTCTATGAGGCTGGCTTATCTTAAGATGATTATCGACTGCGGTAAGCGACAATCTGCCCTCATAGGTGCAGAGCGCATCAATGTTAATGTAGAGTCTAAGACAGTAGCCGCCCACAAGACAGCAGAAGAGATGGAGGCTGAGGTCGCTAAGAACCTTTCTATCTCAGTGGAGCAGTTTAGCGCCATCGGTGAGATGTTGTCGAAGCAGCTAACTCTTCATAGAAAGGACACTCCCGATGACTAACGACGAAGTTAAGAAGCTGATCGGCACTAAAGAAGGCCGTCGCTTATTATCTATACACAGCCCGATGTTCTTTGCGACTTATTATCTAGGCTTCGATTATGCCGCGCACCAAGATGTCTGGCTTAATGACTGCGAGGCGCACACCAAAGAAGCAAAGGCTACTAACCAGAAGAAGAAGATGCTGCTACTGGCACCTCGCGATCACGGTAAGTCCTTCTTGAGTATTGCTTACACCGTTCGTCGCTTGTGTATAGATAGGAACGCTAAGATACTCTGGATCAGCGCGAGCTCTGGCCAAGCTGAGAAGCGTGTGCGCATGGTTAAGCAGTTTCTAAATGCACCCAGGATCATAGAAGACTGGGCCAGTGATGATCTGCCTCCTTTTAAGGATGAAAGCACCAAGTGGGTGTCTACACAGATATACATCGTTAGACCTGATGAGAGCGTTGACCCTTCAGTAGAGGCGACCGGATGCGGGGGCTCTATCACTGGAGGCCACGTTGACGTTATTATTATGGACGACCTCGAAGACGATAAGACTGTATATTCATCTTCTGTCCGTGAGAAGACCAGGGAGTGGCTTAGAGGTACAGTCCAGCCCATGCTTAACCGCAACGGCTTTATGCTTGTGGTTGGCACCAGGAAGCACTTCGATGATGTCTACGCGCACATGATTAAAGACCCTACGTTTGAAGTTAGGAACGATCCCGCGATCTCACAGATGCCAGAGTCCTATACCTTCGACATGAAGATGGACTCTGACGGGCGCGACATCATAGAGAATGTTGTAGTTAAGGGCCCATCTAAGGTTCTTTGGCCGCAGGAGCGCCCCATCGAGTATCTCTTAAAGGAGAAGCAGGCTGTTGGAGGTCTTCTCTTTGCTCGCGAGTTTATGAACCAGGTCCAGTCCGACGACGCTGCCGCCTTCAAGTGGGAGTGGTTAGATAAAGCTAAGCAGATGGGGCAACACCTCTCTTTTGGAGAGATACCACCAGTAGAGCAGCTCCAGGTTGTCCAGGGCTGGGACCTTGCGCTTATAACTGACAGTAAGAAGGCTGAAGACCAGGACGGCGACTATACTGTCGGCACTACCTGGGGTAAGGATCAGGATGGCAACAGGTATCTTCTCTCTATGGTCAGATTTAGAGGCGTCTCCCCTAACGAGCTCCAGAGGCGAGTTGTTGAGGAGTATGAGCGGTTTAAGCAGTACATTACTTGTGTAATGATTGAGAAAAACGCCTTCGGTCAGCTACACTTACTGGAATTACAGAAGAAGACGGACCTACCCTTGAAGCAACACCTCACTACCGCTGGCGCTAAGTCTAGTCCCTGGACGGGCGTGCCTGCACTTGCAGCGCTCTTTGAAAACGGTAAGATTGTACTTCCTTATCGGGACCAAGAGACTAAAGACGTGGTAGATGTCTTGTGTCAGGAGCTCTATGGACTCGGTAAGGAGAAGCACGATGACACTGCGATGAGCTTATGGATTGCAGAGACAGCGATGCGCGACGCCAGCTTCCAGTATGCGGTGTCATTTGGCGATGGTGTAGAGTATGACATGTTCGGCAACCTCGTGGGCGCGGAAGAGAGCAGCCTCGGCAGCTACTCCCAACAAGCCCAGCAAAAACACATGACTGGGCTCTGGTCCAACTTCGATTGGTATGAGGAACATTAAAGTGAAGCGGTAGACATAACGTGGTATCATACCAACACAATCTAATCTCTAACCTATAGGAGTGTCATTATGGCGAGTCGAATATCCAGACACATCGAGTCTGGGGGAAACACTGTCTTCCTCAATAAGAACAGCCTGGGCTTTAGCCCCGGCGACACGCATCGCAACTTCCAGATCAGTTGTAAGGGTCTAGGCGGCGGGACTTACACCGTGTCTTATATCCCTGTGGATTGCGATCACATCATCGAGTTTCAGGCTAACGCATCCGAGTCAGCAGCCGTGGTCATGAGTCAAAGTATTGATTTTCTTTACGATACTATCATCATCACCTTCGCTGGCATCGGAGTTAACCAGCCTGTCGTCCATGCAACTTTCTGGCCTCGGCCATTTTAAGGAGGTGCTAGATGGCTATTCTATCAGGTGATGACGCAACCACAAAGGAGCCCGGTCTTGTCCGTCTTGCCACGGTAAACGAGACTCTGGCTGGGACTAGCGAGAGTATCGCGACCACTCCTTTAGGTGTTGCTAGTTATGTAGCGCAGCTTATTGGCTCCGCGCCCGCAGCGCTAAACACGCTACAAGAGCTCGCTGAAGCCATCGAGGGAGATGACGACTTCTACCTCCGTGTCCAGGCTCTTGAAAGCACAGCTACTTCTCACGGCACTCGGCTTACTGCTGCGGAGTCTAGCATCTCGACTTTACAGTCTGAGATGGACGCGGCAGAGTCCAGTATCGCCACTTTGCAATCTGACCTTAATACCGCTGAAGCTAACATTAGCTCTAACGACTCCGACATCGCAGGCATCCTTACCAGGCTGACTGCTGCTGAGTCTGACATTTCCGACTTGGAGACACACACCCATATTAACGGTGGAACGTCAAGCACAGCGCTCCAGAGTGAAGTTGATGATATTGAGGCTGCGGTAGGGCTTGCGACTGACGGCACTTATGTTTCCCGATCAGGGACCAACTACCTTAACTCTGCATCTTCTATCACTGGCGAGATTAGCGCCCTTGATACTCAGGTTAAAAGCAACGCAGACGCAATCAGCGCACTGCAATCAGGTAGCTCTGGCACGTCGGCTAATCAAGGTGAGGTCGATGACATTGAAGCAGCTGTCGGATTAGCTTCCGATGGCACTTATGTCTCTCGGTCCGGGACTAACTACCTGGACACAGCCTCTTCTATTGTCGGTGAGATCAGCGCCCTTGACACCCAGGTGGCGTCTAACGCGAGCTCTATCTCTAGCAATAGCTCTGCGATTAGCTCTAACGACAGCGACATCTCGGCGCTTCAGGGACGCATGACCACTGCGGAGTCTGACATCAGCGCACTTGAGAGTGATGTTGCGACCTTGCAGAGCGATGTATCGGCGCTCCAAGCTGCGGCTGAGCAGACGGAGCTGGATGCTACCCAGTCTGGAGCAGGTCTTAACGCTGACGGTAGTTATAGCGCTAATTCCAGCGCTAACTACATCGCTTCGGCCACTACGCTTAAAGACGCGGATAACAAGCTCGATGCCCAGATCAAGGACAACGCTGACGACATCAGCTCCCTCCAGACTTCGGTATCAAGTGTCCAGAGCTCGCTTAGCACAGCGCAGTCTAACATTACACAGCTGCAATCTGATGTAGGTGGTAATGATAACGACATCAGCGCCCTTCAAACGCGAATGACTACTGCTGAAGGCGACATTACTCAGCTTGAGACTGATGTAGCCGGAAACGACAGCGACATCTCTGCACTACAAACGGAGATGACCGCTACTCAGGCAGGCGCTGGGCTTGGAACCGATGGCAGCTTCACAGCGGCAAGCGGCTCTAACTACTTAACTACAGCCTCAAGCATCCGTGGTGAGACTTCTGCGCTCGACACTCAGGTGAAGGCTAATGCAGATGCTATCTCCACTAACGCCTCTGACATTGATGCGTTAGAGACGGATGTAGCTACACTGCAAAGCGACCTGTCTACGGCGCAAGGCAATATCAGCTCTAACGACAGCGACATCAGCTCACTTCAAGGCGATGTTTCTGGACTTCAGACTGAGGTTGACGCGACCCAAGCAGGCGCAGGGCTTAACGCTAACGGTAGTTATACCGCTAATTCCAGCTCTAATTATCTCACCGCTGCGAGCTCGCTCAAAGACGCTGACGATAAGCTAGACGCTGCGATCAAGGACCTCGCTGATGACCTCAGCGCGATCACCTCTGGCACCTCTGGTTCCGCATCACTCTCAACCCTCCAGGCTGAGATTAACGCAACCCAAACCGGAGCTGGCCTCGATCCTGATGGGGATTACACCGCGAATAGTAGCACCAACTATCTAGCCTCTGCGACTTCACTTGTAGATGCTGATGAGAAGCTGGACACCGCTATCGACGGACTAGATACTCGCCTCACTTCGGCGGAGTCGAGCATCCTCAGTATCAGCTCATCTGTTAGCTCTAATGCCTCTAGTATCAGCGCTAACAGCTCAGCGATTAGCTCTAACGACTCTGACATCGCAACCCTTCAGGCAGCGGTCAGCAGCAACGACACAGACATCTCTGGCTTAGGCACGCGCCTAACTACAGCCGAAGGCGAGATTGACACTCTCCAGACTGAGATGGATGATGTTGAAGCTGATGTCGCGACTTTGCAAAGCACGGTTAGCGGCCACACTACTAGCATCGCGTCTAACCTCTCAGCTATCCAGTCTAACGACTCTGACATCTCAGGGCTCGACACTAGACTTACTGCTGCGGAGTCAGACATTGATGATCTGGAGACGCTGACTACCTCGCATGCCAGCACCCTTACCAGCCTTGCTTCGCAGATCAGCAGCAACGACACAGACATCAGCGGGCTCGACACTCGGCTTACCGCAGCGGAGAGCGACATTGATGACCTGGAGACTGACGTTGCTTCTAACTTAGCGGCGATCCAGTCTAACGACACGGATATTGCAGGGCTCGGCACTCGGATGACTACTGCGGAGAGCGACATCACTAGCCTTGAGGCTGATGTTGCTTCTAATCTGTCAGCGATCCAGTCTAACGACTCTGACATCTCTGGCTTAGACACGCGCTTAACCGCAGCTGAAGGCGACATTGATGACCTGGAGACTCTGACAACTTCGCATGCCAGCACCCTGACTTCTCTACAGAGTCAGATCACGGGTAATGACAGCGATATTGCAGGGCTCACCACGCGCATGTCTACGGCAGAGGCTAACATTACCTCTAACGATACAGACATCTCTGGCTTAAACACGCGCTTAACCGCAGCTGAGTCAGATATTGATGATCTTGAGGCTGATGTTGCTTCTAACCTCGCGGCTATCCAGTCCAATGACAGCGACATCACCAGCCTTCAGTCAACGCAGAGCTCCCACTCTTCGACGCTGACCAGCTTGCAGAGCCAGATTACGGCTAATGATAGCGACATCAGCACCAACGCAAGTGGCATCAGCTCTAACGCGAGCAGCATCAGCTCCAACTCCAGCAGCATCAGCGCTCTACAAACAGAGGTTAATGCTGTCGAGTCCGGCGCTGGGTTAAGTGCTTCTGGAGCTTATGTCGCTAATTCTAGCGCTAACTATATCGCTACAGCGACCAGCTTGGCTGACGCTGACGATAAACTAGACGCAGCAATCGCAGCACGAGCCTCTGCTATTAGCGGGCTCGACACCCGTCTCACCGCTGCCGAGTCTGATATTGATGATCTGGAGACATTGACCACCTCGCATGCCTCCAGCCTCAGCTCTATCCAGTCGGACCTCGACACTGCGGAGAGCAACATCACTACCTTGCAGTCAGAGATGGATGCTGTGGAGTCAACCAACACTTCACAAGCATCTACTCTAACGTCTCACGGAAGTCGTCTTACAAGCCTGGAGTCTAACGACTCTGCGCAGGACAGCGACATCTCCGACCTCGACTCTCGCGTTACTACTCTTGAGGGCTCTGTAGCAACTTCTACGAACCTCACGAACCTCACTAACCGGGTTTCAACTAATGAGGGAGACATTGACGACCTTGAGACTCTGACGGCCACCCATACCACCGATATTGCACAGGCAAATGCTAGGCAAGGTGGTATTTGGACTCAGGACTCAAATACGGTAGTATACACCCCTAGTGATTTCACCATCCGACAATCTTATGGCGCCTGGGCTTATAATCCTGTCTCGACTGACTATGTGTTTATAGCTCCTCAAGGTGGCCCTGGTGATAGGCACTGGGATTACGAAGGATCATCTGGAAACATCATTTTCACAGGAGTAGCATAATGGCTTCAGTCAGACCCGAAACTAATAACACCCACGATTTAGGTACATCTACCTATAAGTGGGCTACCGTGCATGCGGTAGATGTACAAGCCGCCACCATTACCACTTCAGGTGATGTGGAGATCGGCGGTAATCTTACAGTTAGTGGTACATCCACCACGCTCGACGTAAGCACCATCACCGTAGAAGACCCTCTACTTCGCCTCGCGAAGTCCAACTCAGCAGACAGCGTTGACATCGGTTTCTTCGGTGAGATCGTTGACGGCGCGACCACTGAGTATGTCGGTTTGTACCGCGATGCGAGCGATGGGAAGTTTAAGTTCTTCGAGAGCGCGAGCGCAGCGCCCACGACTACTGTCAGCGGAGGCTCTACTGCTACAGTCGTCGCTAACATCGAGGGCTCACTTACTGGTAATGCCGACACCGCTACTTCTGCGGCGGCTCTTACTACGGCTCGCACTATCTCGATCTCAGGAGATGCCAGCGGCTCTGTGAGCTTCGACGGCTCGGCAGACGCAGACATCGCACTGACCATCGGAAGCGGTGCAGTAGACAACGCTATGCTGGCTAACAGCACCTTGACCTTCTCAGATGGCACCAACTCAGAGGCGCTCGCACTTGGTGCGACTCTTGAGATCGGCGGGACCGCTAATGAGGTCGAGGTTGCTTACTCAGCAGCTAACAACAAGTTTACTGTCGGGCTCCCTGACGATGTTAGCATCGCTGGCGATCTCACAGTCTCTGGTACTATCAACGCGACCATCGAAGGTACATCAGACCAGGCTAACTCGCTTGCGACCGCTCGCACGATCTCACTCGGTGGTGATCTTGGGGGCTCTGCTTCCTTCGATGGCTCTGCTGACATCACCATTACAGCTACCATCCAGAGTGGCAGTGTTGATAACAGCATGCTCGCTAACGATGGATTTAGCCTCAAGCTGGCGGGTGTAAGCCAGGAAGACATCAACCTCGGTGATGCTCTTAACTTCGCTGGTACTTCTAACGAGGTCGAGGTCGCTTACGACTCCGCCTCTAATACTCTTACTTTTGGGCTTCCAAGCAGCATCACTGCCGCGCTCGTTGGTAATGCGTCTACCGCTTCGGCATGGCAGACCGCACGAACCTTGAGCCTCGGTGGTGATCTTGGCGGGTCTGTTAGCATCGACGGGTCAGCAGACGCTACTCTTACAGCAACTATCCAGAGCGGTAGTGTTGATAACAGCATGCTCGCTAACTCTGGAATTACTGTCGGTGATGGGACGACCTCAGAGGCTATCGCTCTCGGAGGCTCCTTCAGCATCGAAGGCACCAGTAATGAGGTTGAGGTTAGCTACGACTCTGCAAACGACCGCTTCTCAGTGGGTCTTCCAAGCAGCGTTAGCGGCCTCTCTTCCGTAAGTGCAACCAGCCTCGCTGGAGAGCTTACTGGTAATGCTTCTACTGCAACTAAGCTCGCTACTTCGCGCACCTTGTCTATCAGCGGAGACGCATCCGGCTCAGCGAGCTTCGATGGGTCGGCTAATGCAGACATCGCACTTACTATCGCAGCGGGCGCTGTAGACAACTCTATGCTTGCGAATGATGGGATCAGCCTCCAGCTCGGCGGTGTCGCTCAAGAAGACATCAACCTGGGAGACAGCCTTAACTTCGCAGGGACCGCTAATGAGGTCGAGGTTGCTTACGCTTCCGCATCGAACACGCTACAGTTCGGCCTGCCTTCTACTATCTCGGCAGCTCTTTCTGGTAATGCCTCTACTGCTTCGGCGTGGCAGTCGTCGCGCACCATCAGCTTAGCTGGTGATCTCGGCGGCTCTGTCAGCGTTGACGGTTCGGCTGATGCGACCCTCACCGCTACTATCCAGGCTGGGTCTGTTGACAACAGCATGCTCGCCAACGACGGCATCACTGTTAGCGACGGGACTAACTCTGAGGAAATCCAGCTGGGACAGACCTTCACCATCGCTGGTACTTCTAGTGAGGTGGATGTTGCTTATGTCGCTGGCGACAACAAGTTTAACATCAGTCTGCCTGCGACCATCAACGCAGATACTACTGGTAATGCTTCTACCGCATCTGCGCTGGCAACTTCACGTTCTATCGCGCTCAGCGGAGATGTTACTGGGTCCGGGAGCTTCGATGGCTCTGGCGACCTTACTATTTCTACTACTCTCGCAGGCGGCACCGCGCTCACCTTTAGCGATGGGACTAACTCTGAGGCACTCGACCTTGGCTCTACTATCACCCTGCAAGGGACGAGCTCTGAGGTTGATGTCAGCTATGACACGAGCTCTAACACTTATACAGTGGCCCTTCCAGCAACTGTCAGCGCTGACCTCTCAGGTAATGCTACATCTGCCGACGCACTTAGCACCGCTCGCACCATCGCTCTATCTGGCGATGTTACGGGCTCAGGTTCGTTTGATGGCAGCGCTAACCTCACCATCTCCACTACTCTGGCTGGTGGTACCGCTCTTACTTTCAGCGACGGTACTAACTCTGAGGCTCTTTCCCTGGGCTCTACTCTTGAGATCGGCGGGACTGCTAATGAGGTTGAGGTTGCGTATAGCTCAGCTGCTAATAAGTTTACTGTTGGGCTTCCTGATGATGTAACCATCGCAGGCGACCTCACAGTCTCTGGGACTATCACTGGTACTGTTAACGCTAACTCGGCAACGGCAACTAAGCTCGCGACTGCACGAACCATCTCCCTCGGAGGTGATCTCGGCGGGTCAGCGAGCTTCGATGGGTCGGCTGACATCACCATCACGTCTACCATCCAGAGTGGCGCGGTCGATAACAGCATGCTCGCGAATGACCACATCGGGCTCAAGCTCGGTGGTGTCGCGCAAGAGAATATCGCCCTGGGTGATGATCTCGACTTCGTGGCCGGTCAGGACCTCGACATCGCTTACAATAGCACGACTAACGCGCTGACCTTCAGCCTCGAGTCTGAGATTGATAGCGACACTACTGGTAATGCTGCAACCGCATCTGCCCTTGCAACTTCGCGCACGCTTAGCGTCAGCGGTGATGCTTCTGGTAGCGTTAGCTTCGACGGTAGCGCTGATGCTGACATCGCGCTCACGATTGCGGCTGGTGCAGTTGACAACAGCATGCTCGCTAACGACGGCTTTAGCCTCTCGCTTAACGGCAGCGCTCAAGAAGACATCAACCTTGGCGACAGCCTCGACTTCAACGGCACTGCTAACCAGGTTGACATCGCTTACTCGGCGTCTGGTAATGATCTTACCTTCAGCCTCCCAAGCACGATCAACGTAGACACCTCTGGTAATGCGGCCACTGCTACTGCACTGGCAACTTCGCGCACCTTGAGCGTCTCTGGTGATGCAACGGGCTCTGCTTCTTTCGACGGGTCTGCTAACGCTGACATCGCTTTGACCATCGCGTCAGGCGCAGTCGATAACAGCATGCTTGCTAACGATGGGTTTAGCCTCCTGGTGGATAGTGTCTCTCAAGAAGACATCAACCTTGGAGACAGCCTTAACTTCATCAGTGGGCAGGACATCGACATCGCCTACAACAGCACCACCAACCAGCTCAGCATCGCGCTCGAAGGTACTATCGACAGCGATACTACTGGAAACGCTGCAAGCGCTGATAAGTGGTCTGCGGGTCGCACCATCTCCCTCGGAGGCGATCTTGGAGGCTCTGTAGTTGTTGATGGGTCTTCTGACGCAACGCTTACTGCGACCATCCAGTCCGGTAGCGTTGAGAATAGCATGCTCGCTAACAGCCAGATCACTCTCGCGGCTGACTCTGGCTCTAACGACCCAGTGGCGCTCGGTGAGACGATCACTATCTCTGGTACTGCTAATGAGATCGAGACGGCTGCTGCTGGTTCTAACCAGATCACCATCGGCCTTCCGAATAACGTTACCATCGGCAATAACCTCACCGTGAGCAACGACCTCACAGTCTCAAGCGGTGATGTAGAGTTGACTGACGGGACGCTCTCTATCCTTGGTGGAGGTGCTTCTATCAGCGGCACTGTAACCATCAACGGAACGCACACCATCAACGGCAGCCTCATCGCTAACTCTGCGACGATGAAGTTTGAAGACAGCCTCCTGGAGCTCGGCTACACGAACACCAGCGCTGTTGACCACGGCTTCTTCTCTAAGCACAGCGATGGCGACTATGTTGGTATGGCCTTCGATCAGTCTGCTGGCGAGTTTATCGCTTTCAAGACTGGCACCAAGCCTGCCTCGACTGTAGACACTACCGCTGGTGATTATGCAGCTGCTGACCTCCGCGTTGACAGCCTCCAGGCAGGTGGTGATGTTGTTGCGAGCTCCGCGCTCATCAACAAGGCCGCTAAGAGCCAGTTTAACAAGCTCAGCTTCGCATCTGTCTCTGGGTCGAACACCACGCTCTCGGGCTCTCAGCTCGTCGGCGGCGCGATCCTTAGAGACGCAACTAACGATGAGACTGATGCAACGGCAACGGCTGCTCAGATCGTCGCTGCGATGCCTGCTGAGGCGCGTGTTGCTGACATGACCTTCGAGTTTAAGATCATCGTGTCTAACAGCTCTGCGGGTTATAGCTTCACCGCTGGCTCTGGTGTAACCATTGTCGGAAGCTCTAGCTACCTTGTTGATGGCGTCCATAACTACCTGGTCCGTATTACCAACGCGACCGCGAGTAGCGAGGCGGTAACTATCTACAAGGCATAAGCCTAGAGCCCTGTCAGCCACGGTGTGAAGAAGCAGCTTAAATCGTGCGACCTGGTGGCACTGCCATAGAAGGCAGACAGTCAGGTCTGACAGACACTCCTTTAGATTGATCCTTCGTAATATGAGGTGGTATTTTATCTGTAGCCTCTAAACTCTCGGAGACACATTATGGATAAGATTATCGCCTTCTATAACCGCTACAAGAACGAGCTGCTTTGGGCGCTTGTCGGGGCCCTTGCTCTTTTCGCAGCGGTTTACTCTTACCAGCTGTTAATCGCGGCTGGTGCTTTGCTCTTTGGCGCTCAACAGACCCAGGCTAAAGCTGGTAAGAAGCGCCGGGAGCAGATCAAAGACATCCACCAGGAAGCTCAGGACTTTGATGTTAAAGTTGAGGAGCTCCAGGTTAAAGAGCAAGAACAACGCTCCGCTGCTGGAAAGAAGGCGGCTAAAGACGTTGACGACTTTATAGATGGAGAGTGGTAATGATTAAGACTCTCCTTATAAGTAGCCTCCTCATGTTTACCGCATCCTTTGGGGTGTGGATTAAAACCGACGGTACTGAGCTCACAGTGCCTTGTCCCGACGACTTCAGTGTAGAGCGCCTTCGCTTGCCACTGGGTTGCACTGCGGAGATGCCAGGTGTCTGGCTGTCTGTAGATCGGTATAGAGAGATGGAGGTCGAGCTCGCGGAAGCTAGAGCTACAATACAATCCAAAGCAGAACAAATTACTGCACTGGAGGCGCGGGTTAGCGCTCTGGAAGGTCAGCTGCTCGTTTGTACTGCTGTGCCAGAGTGTCCAGCCTGCCCTAATAACTTCTTTCAACATACAATGACTGGCGCTGCTATCGGCACAGTTATCTCACTAGGAGGGTGTGCCGCATGGACTCTATCTCAATAACCACATTAGCAGGCATCGCTGGTGTCGCAGGCTTCTTATATACTTATATTAAAGACCGCTATGAAAGCGGGAAAGCTATTGGCTCCCTGGAAGAGCGCGTCAGTAATCTGGAGCGCGGTAATGAAGTCTTGGAGCAGCTTACGAATACACTTACAGAAACACGCTTGGCTGTTGCCCGCCTGGAGCAGAAGGTGGATAGCATCTCTACTTGGGTCCAGACTCAGCAGCAAAATCAGAACAACGGAAACTAGGAGTGGCCTGATGGAGTCGCATATCGACTTATATAATGACGACATCGGGGTTTTGTCTCTGATCGACTGGATGGGAGACGACGCTAGAGCAGCGCACGCTGCGCGTGTGTCTTTTCTTAGAGATGATGAAATCCTTACTAGTGAAGGCGACCTTACCGCTAAAGATAAGAAGCTAATCACCTTCCTGTTGAGGGAGCGCCACACCTCTCCGTTTGAGCATAGCACCATCAGCTTCCGCATGAAGGTGCCTCTATATATCAGGGCCCAGGTGATGCGTCATAGGACCTTCAGCTTCAACGAGGTGAGCCGTAGATATACTAGCGAGTGCATCGAGTTCCATGTACCGCGAGAGCTCCGTAAACAAGCAGATAAGAACCTCCAGTGCAGCACTGATGAGGTGGTCTACAATAACGATAAACTAGTTAATGCTATGCGAGATCAAGTAGACAACGCTTATCGCTGCTACCAGATGTTATTAGATTGTGGAGTGGCGCGAGAGCAGGCTAGAGCAGTCCTGCCTCAAAACATGTATACCACCTTCTGGATGACCGGCAGCCTCCACAATTACATTAAGTTTCTACAGCTTCGACTAGACCCGCATGCCCAGCCCGAAGTGCAAGAGCTCGCTAAAGCCATGTATCTCATGCTCAGCGACATCTTCCCCGAGACTATGGCTGTACTTAAGGACTTGGGTATCTTAAATGAAGAGTAAGCACCTGCAACACCGCATTAAGACTTGTCTATCGCTGGCTGAGCTGTCGCCTTGCAAGAGGAGGCAGTTCGGTTGTGTGATTATAGACCCTAAGTCTAACGTCATGCTTAGCGAAGGTTATAACGGTAATCTTCGTGGCGGGACGGAGCTCTGCGGTGGCGCTGTGTGTGATAGACGAGATATTGAGTCTGGCACCCAGCTTGAAGTTGGCTGTGTCCATGCCGAGCAGAACGCGATATATAATGCTGCTCGTTTAGGGACACCTTTAGCTGGCTCCTGGTTTATAGTTAATGGTGAGCCTTGTAGACTATGCGCTAAAGCTATAGTGCAGGTGGGCGCGTCCAAAGTGATCTGCATCGACGGAGGTTATTCTTGCTCCGAAGGTGTAGAGCTCCTGAAGAAGAGTGATGTAGAAGTCGTTAAAGTTAATAAAGACTTAAGCGATGTCGCTAAGGCCATTGATGCTCGTCTCGGGGCGACTTATATCAGGCCAATGCGACCAGCGGAGATGACTAAGAGCCCCTTCTCACTACCTACCTAAAAGCCTGATGATATGTTATTATTTAGCACTATCATTAAGAGAGCGAGGTAAACACCATGAATATTTTCCAACGTGTCGCGACCTGGGTCGGACTGGGCAATAATAATAGCGACTATATCCCTGACGATCTTATCAAGGCGCTGCCGCCTCCAGATAAGGACGCTCCAGAACCGGGCGCCATCCAAGTGGCGGCTACCGATATAGCTAACTCCTACATGATGGCCAACGCCACTGATGAGAATATGCCAGAGTCGCATCGCGGGCTGGACTACAATCAGCTTAAGGCCATGTCTAGGATGCCGCTTATCGCTGCCATTATCCAGACTCGGATTAACCAGATCGCTGAGTTTGCTAAGCCTTCGCAAGAGGGAGACGACATCGGTTTCCAGATCAGGCTTAAAGATAGAGCTGCCATCCCATCAGATGATGATCTGCTAACTATCCAGCAGATATACGATTTTATGCTTAGCTGCGGAGACAACCGCATTGATTTCGAGTCTAACTTCGAGGCGTTCTTACGCATGTTAGTTAGAGACAGCCTCACTTACGACCAGGCTTGTTTTGAAGTAGTCAGAAGCAGAAGCGGTAATGTAGCTGGCTTTATGAATGTAGACAGCTCGACTATCCGACGCGCTAAGATGTCAGAGCAGGAGCGCGAGAAGGGACGACGCGATCCAGAAGGCATCCACTTCGTCCAGGTACATCAGAACAAAGTTAAGGCGCAGTTTGGCGCTAAAGACATGTGCTTCGGTATTAGACGGCCTCGCTCAGAGATTAGATTTAAAGGCTACGGCTTCCCCGAGCTCGAAGAGTCTATCGGAGTGATGACCAACCTGCTTAACGCTGAAATCTATAACGCCAGCAACTTCACTAACGGCATCTCGGTAAGTGGTATTGTCGCAGTTAAGACTAAGATGAACCCGCAGCTCTTCCGCGCATTTAGACGCGAGTTTTATGCGATGTTAAGCGGGGCCCATAACTCTAAGAAGACTCCGTTGATCCAGCTCGATCCCGATAATAACGAGGATTTAAAGGCACTTAACTTGTCTCAGAGCAACGCAGAGATGGAGTTTGAGAAGTGGATTAACTACAACATCAGGCAGCTCTGCGCCATCTTCCAGATCGACCCGGCTGAGGTCGGCTTCTCGTTTGGTGATGTCGGCGTTAAGTCTACACTTAACCAGCGTGGGCCTGTAGAGAAAGTCTTGATGAGTAAGGAGAAGGGACTTAGACCTCTGCTTCGCGCCATCGAGTCCTGGCTTAATAAGTATGTAGTTAACGAGCTCGATGAGAGGTTTGAGCTAGTCTTCACAGGTATGGACGTTACACCTGTTGAGAAGCAGCTAGAGATGGACATTAAGAAGGTGGGCGCGTTTATGACTGTAAACGAGATGCGAGCTGCCTATGACATGGAGCCTCTTCCTGGAGGTGATGTAATTCTAAACCAGGTCGCAGCAGCGGCTATAATGCCCGCAGCCGTTAGCGCTGGAAATAAGGAGAGCGACGATGCCCAACCAAAGTAAGACATTTACAGTGCCTCAAGCTGTTAGAAACGCAGCTAAGCGTGGTTTAGAGCTTCGCAAGGAGCATGGGCGCGGCGGGTTAGACACTCGCCAAGCCAAGAAAGAAGGCGTGGGCTCTGGTGTCCAGCGTGCCTCTAATCTGATCCAAGGCAAGGTCAGCTATGCCACCGTTAAAAGGATGCTCGCCTTCTTCCGTAGACACGAAGTATATAAGCGTGAAGGGCATCACAAGGACCGATCATCTGCGAGTTATATTAGCTGGTTGATCTGGGGAGGCGACCCAGGCTATTCCTGGGCTAGACGCATCGTTAAGCAGGAAGAGAAGGTCGAGAAGGGCAGCTTCTTAGCGACGGTTTTATTTGGTGATGACTTCCCTGAAGATGAGATGGAGGCAGAGGCTGCCCCTATTACTAGTTTTAGTGAGCTCCTCAAGGCAGCTAAGCGCAAGCCTGACTTTATGGATATAGCGGGTCGAGAGCGGATCGAGGCAGAGGCTGATGAAGAGACTGATGTTGATCCCGAAGATGTAGACCCAGCACCTGTACCTGAAGACGCGATCCCTGCGGAAGAGCCGCCTCTATCTGATGCGGAGCTCGAAGAGGCTTTAGAAGAGTTTGGTGAAGAGTCTGATGATGAGGTCGAGAAGGGTGTTGTTGTATTAGACATCGCCAGCGGGGAAGAGGAGAAAGACGAAGAAGAAGAAGAAGATGACTCTTCACTTGCAGACACACTCCCGGCGCCAGAAGTGCCTCCGCCAGAGGTAGACCTGGCTCTGCAACTTATAGACTTTGTGCCTGATGTTATTGTGAGCCCCTATGACCATGTTAAGCTCAAGAAGATTGCTAAGAAGGGGCGCAAGCTCCACGGTGTAGAACGCGCAGCCAAGAAGCAGGGCCTATACATCATGCGAGGCCAGTGGGCCCACGTTGATCTCGATCTAGTGCAGGGCTACCTGTCTTTCATAGACGAGCCCGACATGAAGAAGAACGCTCTAGCTGTTGGCGGCGAAGCGATGTTAGCGGTCATCGAGAAGGCCGAGCCTAAAGTCCCAGAGAAGTATCTGGAAGGTCTGACGGGTGAAGAACGGGCTAAGCGCAAACGCGAGATACAGCGACGGCTTAAGGACAAGCAGAGCTATAAAGAGCTGCCTGGAGATAAGGACGCTAAGACTAAGCCCAGTAAGTATACCCGCTCTAGCTTCGCAGCTAAGGTCCGTGAAGAAGTTAAGAAGCCTGGTAAGGACGAGTTTCTGCGGGCGGCGGCCAAAGTGTCTGGCATCAGCAAAACCATACTTGATGAGGTCTATGATCGCGGCATGAAGGCGTGGTCAACCAGCGGCCATCGGCCTGGGGCCTCACCGCAAGCATGGGCTAAAGCTAGAGTCTATTCCTTCTGTACGGGAGGCAAGACGAGAAGAACAGCCGACGCTGATTTATGGCGGAAGCACAAAAGCTAGTGAAGACCATGCGACCACTAAGCTAACACCTTAGTATACGACCACTAAGGATATGACCACTAAGCGACCATTTGGACTTTAAAACTTTTCGGGATTTGAACATATATATGCAATTCTTATATTGCTCTTTGTAAACTATATATGTTTTCTTAGGTAAGTTAAAATAGGGTCAAATGGTAAAATAGCTTAATTCCGTATTCATTACATACACTTAACCGCGACCACTAGTTGACCACTTGACCACTTCATCGTGTGCTACAGGCCTATCATTCGCTCACTAATGTGGCCACTAACCTAGAGATAGCTTGCAAACTATGATACACTATAGACCAGTAAGAGTAAGTTATACCGCGCCCGGTAGAGGCGATGGAGGCATTACAAGATGAAGAAGTTCCTCGGCATCCCGTTCCTCAATGTTAACACCAGTGCTAAGGCCTGGCTCGATATTAAGGACTTGGCAGAATACTTAGAGGTGGGCGTTAATGTTCTTAAGAGCAGAGTCTTGTTTTCAGACGCCGCGCCCTTCAGGGCGATCCGCCCAAGAGTAGATGACCTTGAGCAGCTAAAGGACCTTCCGACCTTCGCTAGTAGACCAGGCATGTTCTTCGATCTGGACTTCGCGCTCGCAGCTTGCTTTAGCATGAGCCACGAGCCCGCCAGGAAGATGCGCGACCAAGTTATCTACATTCTTAACAACCTGTTCTATGATGGCTTCGTGTCCCTCAAAAACTATAACCTCGACCTGGAAACAAGACGCGCCCTCACCGCTTATGTCTGTGGGGTAGATCACTACTTAGACATCGTTAAAGATCGCTGGGACATGTATGACCAGTGTCGCGGGACATCGTTAGCGCCGATAGAAATCACGGTCGAGAAGCTATGTGTGCCTGACTTCTATTTGCACCGCAGCGAGATCACCAGAGTAAAGGCACTAGACTTAGCTATACATCTATTCTTGACACACTGCTATGTAGCGGAAGATACTTACGACTCGGCTTTAGCTGAGCTCTTAGGTATAATGGGCATCAGTAGAGATGCTGGCATCGCGAGTGAAGATCAGGAGGCTGAGCTTCGAGAGTGGGTCATCGAGCATCATAACTCTAAACTTAAAACTATAGGAGATACTGATGAAGAAAGTTGACCTATTCTCGCTCTGGACGCCCATCAATATCCAGAAGTCCCAAGGCGACGGTGCCGAGGAGCCTCTCAAGGGGCCCATCGCTGGCATCGTTAGCACTGAGGCTACTGACTTGCAGGGCGACAGCATCATCCAGGCTGGTTGCGACTGGGATTACTTCTTACGGCGCGGCTGGCTTAACTACGAACACCAGCAGGGCCCTGAATATATTGTAGGCTATCCGACGTTAGTGAAGCCAACAGTACATAAAGGGCAGCCTGCTACAATGATCGAAGGTTATTTACTCCTCGACCGGCCTAGAGCTAAAGAGGTCTATGAGTCAGCTCGTGCTATACAAAAGGCAGCCGACGGGCGAAGCATCGGCTTCTCCGTTGAAGGCCAGGTTATGGAGCGCGACTCTAAAAACCCCAAGATCATCACAAAAGCCCGCATCTTAAATGTGTCGGTAACAGCTCATCCCGTCAACCCTGATGCCCGACTTGAAGTTTTAGCTCGTAGTCTACTAGAGTTAGAACCACAAACAAGTATTGGCGAAAGCGATAATGTGTCTGCTACACTAGCCGAAACCCTTAAACTTGAAGAGGTATCTATGCCCACAGACACTACTGAGAAGGGGCTAGTTGGCTATCAGGAAGCAGCTAAACCGGACCCGGAAGCTGCGCTCTCGCCAGTAGCACCACAATCACTTGACGGTCAACCGTCATCTAAATCCGCTGAGTCTGAAGAAGACATGGCCGTTCTTCTTGAAGGCATGATGCGTCGTGTCATGAAGGAAGAGATGGCTAAGATGATGTCTGATGAAGTGGAGAAGATGATGGACCAGGCGAAAGGCTACTACAGCAAGGATAAAGTATCTGACGCTGAAAAGAGTGCCGACTTGCGCCCACCTATGGTATCATTACCACAGATGCAGACTTTACTTGGTAAGGTCTTCCCTCAACTCCCAGCTTCGGAGCAACGAGCGATGGCTCGTAAACTGCTCTCTGCGGCTAAAAGCTATCACTCTAACTAACTCTCATCCACTCACGGAGGATATTATGTCTGAGAATATCGAACAGACTGTTGACCTTAACCGTATCGAGACGCTCCTTGTTGACCTCAACAAGAGCCTCGTTGCTCAGCAAGAGGCTGCTGCCGAAGCTGACGTAGACACTAACGACAGCGTTGAAGCCATCGCTAAGGGCGCTGACGCTATCGTCGCTCAGAACAAAGAGGCTGTAGAGTCTCTTACTAAGGGCATGGACAGCATCATCGAGCGCCTCGACCGCCTCGATGCACTTGTAGCTAAGTTTGACGAGCTCGACGCTAAGCTCACTAAGGGCCTTAAGGACCTCGGTGATGTCCCGGCTGCTCCTAAAGCTGTAGTTGCAGAGCCCGAAGCTGCTCCTGCTGATGTACAGCCTGCCGAGGCTGCTCCTGCACTTACTAAAGGCATGGTCATGGACAAGTGCCTCGCAGAGCTCCCAGGTGCAATCGGTGATCGCAAAGCACAGCTCATGAAGGGCATCGCTCGCCTTGACTCAAACTTCTCACCTGCTCAAGTAGCAGCTGACCTCAACCTTTAATAGTAGGAGACTTCGATTATGAATATCCCAGCACACAACGAAAACGTGAGAGTTGAAGACCTCGTTCGTCTTAACGATGCTCTCCGCAAATCTTCCACTGACTTTGGTCAAGTCGGCTATCAGACTGGCGCTGTTACTTCTGGCGCTGACAATGGCCCTCTTAGCCCACTCGTTCCTCAAAGCATCGAGGGTAGCCTTGCTTCTGCAACGCACACCATGTCGGAGCTCGCTCTCTGGCCGATGATGCCTAAGTCTAACGTCAGCTCTACTCTTCACGAGTATACTGTCATCAACGAGCATGGCTACGACCTCGACCCCTTCATCGGTGAAGGTGGCGGCGGTGAAAACGACTTCGCTACTAACATCTCTCAGTATGAGCGTAAGTCTGTTCGTATTAAGTACATGGCAGAGCGCCGCCAAATCTCTGACGTTGCAAGCCTCGTCGGAATGATTGGCGATAACCGCAGCGCTATCGCTGAGGAGACTATGCGCGGAACCATGAACCTTATGCGTAAGGTCGAGCGCCAGATGTTCTACGGACGCGAGGCACTTAACTCTAAGGGCTTCGACGGGATCATCCAGCAGGTTCGTGATGGGGCTCCTGAGAATGTCATCGACGCTAAGGGCTCTACTCCTACTCCGCTTCTTCTCCAAGAGGCACTCGGTGAGGCTTACAGCTCGCCTAACTTTGGCCGCCCTGACTGCATCTACGTCGAGCCTCGCATGCACGCAGAGCTCATCAAGCAGAGCGTTGAGTCTGGTCGCCACGATCAGTTCCAGGTTAGCCAGAGCGGTAGCTTGACCTTCGGCAGCTCACAGCTCAGCATCATGGCGCCTTATGGACCTGTCCCTGTTAAGGCTGCTCCGTTCCTTCACTTCGCAAGCCGCCTTCCCGCAGGTGGCCACGGCAAAAACGCTCCTGCTAAGCCAGGCACCGCAGTCGCAGCTCGCGCTGAGTCTGTTGCTGGGAGCTCGCAGTTCCTCGCAGGCGATCCTGTCTACAAGTACCGTGTCCAGGCTGTTGGCGCTGCTGGTATCTCGCCTCTCTCTGATGCTGTCCAAGAAAACGTTAATACTGACGAAGAGGCGGTTCTAACCATCGCAGACCACGGTATTAACGCTGGTGATATTGATGAGCCCCTGTACTACCGCATCTACCGAACCTCTGGCAACGGCGCAGACTCTAGCTATCGCTTGATCGCTGAGGTTCCTGCTGTCCCTGAAGGCAACCCCACCCTCTTCGTTGACCTTGACGACGGTAATAACGGTCAGAAGTACGGCTGCTCACCGATTGTCTTCGCACAGCACGACCCACAGGTCATGGAGTTCGTTCGTCTCCTTGACTTCATCCGTCGCCCGCTGGCTGAGACTGCTTCTATCAAGCCCTTCCTCCTTATGCTCTTCGGATCACCTATCGTTAAGGTTCCAAGCAAGATGTTCTTGCTTGATAACTGCGGCGTTAGCGACACCGATAACTTCCGCGCATAAGATAGCTAACTAAGGAGACGACCCATGTGGCAATACACACGCAAGCTGAGCCTCTCGCGTAGAAATATGACTCTGCGCTTCAGCAACCATAGCGTCGTGCTTGACCCGGATGGCGTCGTTATTTCTGAAGTTAGTGATGAGCTTGAGCGACAGCTTAAGGCTAATCCTGCATTTAGGAAGCTCCCAGAACCTCCGCAGCCTGAAGTAAAGGCAGAGCCCGCACCAGAGGCTGCGGAGGCTACCGAAGTTGCACCTGAATGTGATACAATGGATAAACTTAAAAGCAGTCGGAAGCGAGCCTCTTCGAGATCACGACGCAAGTCATCTAGCGACAAGCAGGACTGAGACAAGGGGAGGTCAGAGCCCGCTGCGTTTATCCCCATTGATACACTGAAAGGTGCATAAACACATGGCTATCCGCGACCTCATAACCCCTCAGTTTATTAAAGATACCTACGTCCTTGGTGTAGACCTCACCTTGGACGATGGGAGCCCCTACCCTGACGTTATTTACGAGCAGGCTATTGATGCGGCTGTTAACTATCTTGAGTTAGAGCTCGGCATCCAGATAGACCCTTTCCTTGTTAAAGGTGAGCGCCATGACGCAAGGGTCGAGAATAGAGAAGCCTTTTGGCCCTTCTCACTAGACCATAGACCAGTGAGGTCTGTGGAGAGACTGGCAATCACACACGGCAACTATGACGCGGTAGAGATGCCTGCTGACTGGGCAGTTATTGCTTCTGGACCTCATGGCCAGATCAACTTAATCCCAACAGCATCTACAATCGGCTCCTTCTTCTTTGGAAGTGGAGTGCCTTTGTTATTTGGCGATGTCTTTAACCCTCATAGATATGTACCTAGCTACTTTAGCGTTGATTACCAGTCAGGCTTTACCTTCATCGACGGCTCTGCGGTTATACCACAGGGCGCGACTTCGGTAGAGGTTCCGATCTCGGAGCCCCTTCAAGGTGTTAAGCCAACTGTAGTGTTGACCGTTACTGATGCCCAGGGAGGCGCTGGCGCTCGCGTTAGAGCTTCTTCCACAGACAGCATCACTATCTCGGTCAGCACCGCGCCCACTACCGGCGACATGCTCATCGACTACACTATACACACAGTAGACCCGGCCTTGATTAGAGCCATCGGCTTAATCGCGGCGTTAGCGCCCCTGGATATAGCGGGTGATCTTATCGCTGGCGCTGGTGTCGGGCAGTTTAGTGTTGGTGTTGATGGGCTTACTCAATCTATTGCGACCACCGCATCTGCTACTTCGGCGGGTTATGGCGCACGCATCATCAGCTATCAGAAGCAGCTCAAAGACACTATGGGCGCCCTGAGAGCTAAGTACCGCATGATGAATATGTTTAGCGTTTAAAGGAGGCTAATATGGATTTCCCATCAGTAGAACAGTCTCTATCGCTAACCAGAGCAGACTTCGACCTTAACACCTTCAGGCGCCTGATCGCTCAGAAGGGACTTGTCGTCCAGTGGCAACAGACCGCAGAGTGTCCATGTCAGCCTAAATCCGTAGATAGAGGCTTCGACCTTACAGATATAGACGATGTAGATAGCGGCACTGGTAATGTTTTAGGTTGCCCTGTTTGCAAGGGCTCTGGTCTAATCTACCACTCGCCACAAGATGTCCAGGCGATTATCACTAGCGCTGAAGGAGAGTATCTTAATGCTCGCTTCGGCGGTTATCGAGAAGGCCTAGTTAGCATCACACTTAACCCCGAGCACCTGCCAGTCTTCGGAGATCGCTTCACGCTTAAAGATAGCGTCATGCTTTACCGCGAGACTATCACAATGGTAGAGGGTAAAAACATATATGATCTTCGCTTCCCCATCGCTAGTCGCACTGTAACGCTGGCGACGGGTGAGGCGACACATGATATTATCTACCTCCACATCGCAGACAAAGACACCGGGCTCGCGGTCGTGGGTGGAGATCACACAGAAGACTGGCGCGGGCCAGCACAAGGCTATGAAATTACAGCTGACGGTAAGTTCCAGCGCAATAACATCAATCGCCTTGAAGATGGGATGCGAGTCAGCCTCACTTACTTCATCCACCCCGCTTACACCGTAGTTAGCTACCCCAACAGCATCCGAGACACCCGCATCCGAAAGAAGTCTAATGTAGATAAGCACGTCCCGATGCCCGTTAGAGTCCAAGCTAAGCTAGAGTTCTTAGAGTTGGAGGGCTAAGAGATGTTCGATCTACACTTTATACATGCGATTAAGAACGGCGTCCGGTACTTTAAAGCTGACCGCTTTATGTTCGACCCCTTATTTCCAAACGTAAGCGAGTCTATGAAGGCTCGCATGTTCCAGTGGTTGCAGGACAACGAGATTAAGTTCGACTCCAGCTACTCTGGAGGCGCTGCTGAAGGCTTACCCCTGGTAGCAGTGGAGCTCACAGAGCAGTATTATGACCAGCAGGCACTAGCCAACGCAGCTTACAGCACCGTTGATGAAGAGGGGCGCGTCTTTCACAGATACCACCTCTTCACCTCGCAAGAGGTCAGAGCCAATGTTTATGCAAAAGATATGGAGCAGATCAGGCTGATACATCGCCTCATCCAAGCCACTATGTTGCTATTCCATAAGTCTTTTATCAACGCTGGCTACCAGAATGTAGTATATACTGGCACTACTCCCTTAGTCCCAGACTTAGGTCTGGAGGGCGAAGGCCTCAATGTCTATGGGCGCCAAGTTAGGTATGCTGCTCTAAACTTGCTAGAAATCCCAGGGTATATTGAAGACCTTAACAGCATCGGTATCTATGACCCTCTCCTAGACATCCAAGTCCATCTGGAGGAGACAACTCCTGAAGAAAGTGGAGTATCTGGGGGAGTTAAGGTATCATCTAACTCAAACTCTTAACACTAACCAATAGGAGATCACCTATGCCTTCAAGCATTTTCTTCCAGGGTCAGCGGGTCTACCGACCAGGGACTTATGTCCAGGTTAATGATGCGCTTTCCGCTATCTCTGATTTGACTGGAGGCAATATCGCCTTAGTCGGAGACTTCCCCATCTTCAAGCAGGCTGACATCCACACATTTGCGACATACGACTCGTTTATCGCAGCTGTCAACCCCGATGGCATCAGCGGTGTCTATCGCCTCAATGACACCACAGTTATTGACTACAACTCTATCGGGCAGCTTGCCTTTGACTCGCTGATCAACGCTTCACAGCAGATCGACAGTCTTAGCATCATTAACACCCGTGAGTCAGCCCAGGCTTCTCACACTGCGCAAGGCCTTAAGATTAAGGCTAAGCTCTACGGACAAGTTGGTA